CTCGCGCGAGAAATATGGCAGAACCCATAAACGTTTGCCTAGGTTGTGGGCAGGGCTTCGACCCCGCTGTCTCGTCAACCGGTGCCAAACGTGGCAACCTACGTAAGTACTGCACGCTCAAATGTCGGAACAAGATCTATTCCCGCAAATACGCCAAGCCCAAAGCATGTCGGGTGTGTGGCGGGCAGTTCATTCCGATTCACCACAACACAACGGTGTGTGGGGCCGTGTGTCGAGAGATCGAAAGGCAGAGAGCGGAGGTTGCGAAATTGCTGCCATGCGTCGGCTGTGGGACAATGTTTAAGAAACGGCACGACCGACACGGTTACAACCGCTATTGCAGTCGAGAATGCTTCTTTACGAGGGGCAAGCAGCAGCCGACAGTGAAGGGGGATAGTCGGCGAGTGGCCCCCGCAGTCCGGGCGTTTGTGTTGTTCCGGGATGGAAACAAGTGCCAGTTCTGCCGAAAGACGCTACGGCATGACGTCAACGACAAGCATCCCGACAAGGCAAACATCGATCACGTGATTCCCCGTTCGCGTGGCGGTTCCCATGAGTCCGTCAATCTTCAGGCGTTGTGCAGGACCTGCAACGCCAAGAAAACTGACCGGAGGTTGAATCTGTTCTGATGGCACGTCCGCCCAAACCCGTGGAAGTCCTCAAGATGACGGGGGCTTATCGAGCAGATCGACACAAGGCCCGCAGCGATGCGGCTAAGCCGGAGGGGAGTGTCGTTTGTCCGGATAAGCTGGACTCACTGGGGCTGACACAATGGGACCTGATTGAACAGACCCTGTTGCCGTTGGGTTACCTTACGTCAGCAGATCAGCATGTGGTCGATTTGTGCTGTCGACTGTGGAGCCTTCTCCAAAACGCGATTGCAGCGGCACAGCTTGAGCCGACGGACAAGGATGCCCGGGCGGCGGTGGTTGCCTATAACCAGCAGTGGCTAGCGTGTTCGGCCCGCCTGGGGCTATCTCCCATTGATCGGATTAAGCTGGCTGGCATTACCGGCAAGAAGCAGGAAGACCCCGCCGACGAGTTCTTCACGGGGGCCGGATGATGGACTTCTGGTTTGACTCAGAGGCAGGCGACCGAGCGGTGAGGTTCTTCCAGACTCAGATTCGCCTTGTGGAAGGACAAGCGAGCGGAATTCCGTTTGTCTTGCAGCCGTGGCAAGCCAAGATTGTCCGCGATATCTTCGGCTGGAAGCGGGCGGATGGTACGCGGCGATACCGAACGGTCTATCTGGAGGTGCCGCGAAAGAACGGCAAAAGCACGTTGGCGGCGGCCTTGTCGATCTATCTTTTGCTGTGCGATGGGGAGCAGCGTCCCCAAGTCTATTCGGCGGCTGGTGATCGCGGACAGGCCCGCATTGTGTTTGACGCGGCCCGGGCGATGGCAAAGGCGAATGAGCGGATCATGTCGGAAGTGCGCCTTCTGCATAACCGAGTGTTGGCCCAGAAGACCGGCGGTTGGTACGAGGCCCTCAGCGCAGAGGCATTCACGAAACACGGGTTGTCCGCGAGTGGGATCATCTTCGACGAGTTGCACGTCCAGAAATCCCGGGAGTTGTGGGACGTGCTGACTACCTCGGTCGGGGCACGTCGTCAGCCTCTGGTGATCGCGATCACAACGGCAGGACATGACCGATCCTCGATCTGCTGGGAAATGCATCAGCGAGCTAGGGCGGCCTTGGACAGACCGGAGGCGGACCCTTTCTTTTACCCGGCGATCTTTGGGGCGGAGGACAATGAAGACTGGACATCCGAAGAAGTCTGGAAGAAGGCCAACCCAAATTTCGGCGTAAGCCTGTTTCCGGATTACCTGCATGAGCGATGCAACGAGGCGCGCCACAATCCCGGGGCCGAGAACACATTTCGGAATTTGCACCTCAACCAGTGGACCGAGCAGGCAGTCCGCTGGATTCAGATGCACCATTGGGACCAGTGCCGGATGGACTTCGACGTCTCGGAATTCTCGGGGGAACCGGTCTGGTGTGGGTTGGACCTTGCATCGACTCGCGACATCAATGCATTGTCGATGGTCTTCAAACGCGATGGTGATTACTACGTGAGGTGTCGCTACTGGATGCCCGAAGAAGTCGCGGACATCCGGGGGAAACAGGACCGGGCACAGGCGAAGCGGTGGGCATCCCAAGGGTTGATCACACAGACCGACGGCAACGTGGCCGACTACGGCGTGATCTGTGCGGAACTGTGCGAGGTGGCCGAGCGGTTCGACCTTCAGTGTCTGGCCTACGACCCCTGGGGACCGGCCCGGGCGATGGCCCAGCAACTCGCGGCGGCGGGGTTCCCTGCTGAGCGGTTGAAGGAATTCCGCCAGACTATCGGATCATTCGCGGCCCCCTCGAAGGAGTTCGAGAGACGCATTGCCAATCAGACCCTACACCACGACGGCGACCCCGTGCTTCGCTGGATGGCGGGAAACGTAGCGGCGGAGCGGGACAAGAGCGATAATATCCGGCCGAGCAAGTCCCGATCTGCGGACAAGATTGACGGTGTGGTCGCTACCATCATGGCCCTCGGTGCTGCAATGGTCGCGGATGAAGTGGGCAGTGTGTACGACACGAAAGGGAGTCTGTCACTGTGAGCATTCTGTCGGGGATTCGGCGGGGTCTGGCGAATTGGATCGCGCCGGAGGCCCGTGGCATGTCGCAGCAGGTGGCCGATGCCTTGATGCCTAAAAGTTCGAGCGGGGTGGCGATCACCGAAACTTCGGCAATGACTGTCTCAGCGGTCTACGCTGCTGTTCGCGTCATCGCGGAAACAATCGCCCAATTGGAGTGGGAAGTCTACGAGCGGCAGGATGAATCGAACATCGAGCGGTATGACCATCCGTTGCGTCTGCTGTTGGACCAAGAGCCTAACGCCGAAATGACCGCGTTCTCGTGGCGGATTGCCATGATGACCAGCTTTTACCTGCACGGGAACATGGTCGCGGAGATCGAACGGAATCGAGGCGGGAGACCCGTCTCTCTGTGGTGGATTCACCCGTCTCGCGTTGCGATGAAGCGGGATGCCACGAAGCGCATCTATTACGAGGTGACCGACGAGCACGGGTTGAATCCCGTCCGCCTCGATCCGGTCGATGTGTATCACGTCCCCCTGATGGCGGCTGATGGAATCGTCGGCAAGGGACTGGTCCAGCGAGCCCGCGACAGCTTCGGCCTTACCCTCGGGATGGAACAGTATTCGGGCAGCAGCTTTGCCAATGGAGCCCGGCCCGGGGGCATCCTCAAGCATCCCGGCAAGCTGACGACCGACGCCCGGCGAAACATCCGTGACGAGTGGGACGCGATGCATAGGGGGGCGGACAAGGCAGGGAGGATCGCCGTTCTTCAGGAGGGCATGGAGTTCCAGGCCATGCAGATGAGCGCGGTCGACGCCCAGCTTTTGGAGCAACGGCAATTCCAGATTGCGGAGGTGTCCCGCTGGTTCAACATTCCGCCCCACTTGCTGCGGGACTTGTCGCGGGCGACCTTCGGCAACATCGAGCATCAAAGCATCGAGTACAAGACGTACACGATCAGGCCCCTTGCGGTGGCCATGCAGCAGGAGGCGCATAGGAAGCTGTTCAGCAAGGACGAGAAGCCAACCTACTTCACTGAGCTTGACCTAGATGATCTGTCGCTTGCCGACCTCAAGAGCCGTTATGATGCCTACGCTGTGGCACGGCAGAACGGATGGATGAGCGCGAATGAGATCAGGGACCGAGAAGGGATGAATCCGATACCAACTGACGATGGCAACGCCTATCTGATCAATGGCAACATGGTCCCACTCACCACCGCCATGCAGGCGACCCCGACCCCGAGCGTCGGACAGACGAGCGTGGCACAGGCAGAGGAGGATGATTCTCCAGACCTCGGCGACGCACTGCGGAGCATCTTGGAAAACGATCTTACCCGGCTGCTGAGCAAAGAGAGGAACGCGGCGACCCGTGCGGCGAACAAGCCCGGCGAGTTCCTCGGGTGGCTGGATACGTTCTATGTCGAGCATGCGGCAACCCTCGAACAGGCGATCGGCCCGACGGTGCGAGCCCTCGGTTTGCACTTGCGGCAGTCTCTCGACCCGGCCGACATCGTGGCCCGTCACGTCGAGCAGTCCAGACAGGCCTTGTTGACGGCGTGCGAGGTGTCAGCGGACAAGCTGGCGGAGAGTGTCGAATCGGTTGTGTCCCGATGGGATGCGCGGCGGGCGACCGAATTTGCCCGGGAGATTGTGCGATGAGCGACCGAGAATACAGAGCATGTGCCGAGATTGAACTGCGATCAGAGGCGGATGGAAAGATCACGCTGCGGGGATACGCGGCAGTCTTTAATTCGCTGTCGCAAGACCTGGGCGGGTTCGTGGAAATCATCCGCCCCGGCGCGTTTACCAGGACACTGGCAAGCGGTGCCGATGTGCGCCTGTTGGTTAATCACGAGGGGACTCCGTTAGCCCGCACCAAGTCAGGCACCTTGCGACTCGCGGAGGATCAAAGGGGACTGAGGATGGAGGCGGATCTGGACATGAGCGACCCCGACGTGCAGGCGTTGGTCCCCAAGATCAGACGGGGCGATATGGACCAAATGTCGTTTGGATTCACGACCAAGAGCGACATCTGGCGACAAGAAGGCGAGCGGCAGATCCGCGAATTGCACAACGTTGACCTGTTCGACGTGTCCGCTGTGACGTACCCCGCCTATCAGGCAACCGAGATGGCGTTGCGTTCGCTTGCCAAGGCGCGAGCGTCGCAGGGGATGCCTTTCGATCTGGCCTCGAAGAAAATCCAGTTGGCGAAGCTGAAGACGTATTGACAGTCGAATGCAAGTCAGTACGATTTAACACAGATTGATGCTGCCGGAACAAA